AGTACTTTACCATCTTCACGCTTACGAACCTTACCTGTTTCTTTGTCAATCTTGGCAAAGTTAGTCATCATAACTTCCTTCCATGCGCCTTCTGCATCGAACCCTGCACTATGGATCGCACCGATAGTAACAACTAAAATATCAATCAACGCATCTAATTGTTCTACTTTATCAGATGAATCGATCGCCACCTGCAATTCCGTCATTTCTTCTTCAATTAACCCTAAGTACATATTATACTGGTCTTCGTCAAACTTGCTAACATTCTGGTCGCAAGCCCGCATGAATTTTTCTTGATCACGAAATGGATTTGTCATTTTAGTTATTTCCTTGAGTAAAGTCAGTAGGCGGAGCCACACCGGACGAAAGATCTCCAACCAAAATTTCTTCAGGAGTTTCGTCAGACCAACCAATGATTCCGGTTTCATCAACAATCCATACTTTAAGCACAGACCCGTCATCTTGATCCACGTTGATAGTCCTAGTCCAACGACCGTGTTCAATTAACACCCAATCACCGACTTTATAATCGTCAGTGTTTTCGTTGCCTTTGACATGTACCCTGCCCCATCGGGGATGCACTCCGCTACTTTTTCCGTTTGTGCTAGGAATGATTAACCCAGAACTTGAAATTTTTTCACCAAATTCCATATCCGTTACTGCTATTCTAGAATGTAACGGTTTAACATTTCCTGATACTTTCACTATTACTGTCCTTTCTTTTGTCTAGGCGGTTCGTCTTTAACTGATCTAGGATTATTTTTATAATAATCAGCTAGGATGTCTTCTCTTTTACGAACAACTTGACCACCACCACCTAACTCATCACCTCTGGCATTAACTTTAGCATTTCCTACAGCCGGAGTTAATTCGTTTCTAAGTGCTAGTTTTTCCATGTCAATTTCTTTACCCTGCATGGTCTTATACGTTTTACCCATTATTTTCTCCTTTGAAGAATTCTTCTATTGGTAGATTGTATTTAATACTATCTATCTTATGTACCCCTATCAAATAGAGTACATAGCTTGCTACTGAACTACCCCTACCTACTCCCCATACAATACCCTTGGCTCGTAGTGTATCAACTATATATTGCATCGCATACAGTACGTCAAGCATTCCATTTTTAATAAACAGATCCAATTCTTGATTTACTCGAGATCGTTGTTCATCAGTTTCGCACATACTATAAAGAATTTCCACAAGATTAGGGCAATAATTGTTGGGAATAAACCAGTTTCTAGTTGTGGGAATTTGATCGATAGTGATCGGTTGAGGATATTCTAGATGCTCTGCTGAAATTCGTTCAAGATAATTGACAATATTATCGCCGATATCTTTTACAACAGCATTTTCTAGTACTTTTGGACCATGATTTAATAGTCCAGTTATAAGGTCTTTTTCTGAGTTAATCCACATTTATCAATTGATCCAGGTCTCCATCGAGTTGATTAGAGGAAGCTTTTGCGGCTTTATGATACCTCATTGTCATCTCGTCTCTGTATATATTAACAAAAGTTGAGAGCTGTGTCAAGAGCTGATAATGTCCAAGACGCTGAGCCTGGAAATATTTTTTGGTTAATTCTTGAAGCTTGGATTCGACCTCAGTGTCTTTTAAATGGCTAAGATCGCCTTCAAGAGGATGAAACATCGTCATGCAAATTGACCAATATAATTGATAAAAATAACTCTACTTAATAATCCAGGTTCAGTATTTTTCTTTCTTGTATAAATTTCAATCAATACCGGGTTCGTTGAGCTATTTACTGTAAAAGTACCAGCTGGAAAGTTACTTCTTTTAAAGCTAACAATTCCTGGATCATTTGATCCAAACGTTACTTCTCTTGCAGTATCGTCGCCGGTCAATTCTAAAATAACTTTATTTGCACTTTCATTGAGTGTAGGGAACCCTGTAATGTTAAATTCTACATTTCCAGATGCTATCCGGAATACTTGATAGTTTCCATTACCTAGATTAAGTTCTATTTCAGACCCTGTAACAGTACCACCACTAATTAATGATTCTGTATTTGATTTTAACACTGCACCTGTTAAAAGAGTACCGTTAAAATTTGTTCCTGGAACATCACCGTCGAGCGCAGATAGTTCTAGACCTGCTGTGTTGTTTTGTAATATGGTAACTTCTTCAGATGCTTTTAGTAGCGCCTGTTTAATTACATTAAAATTATCTCTAAACCCCTGCGTGTCATTATCTTGACCCGCTATTGGGTAATTTTCGTCTATTGAACTAAAACTTATTTGACTTGCCATTATTCTTTTTCTCCACGTTGCGGAAATGCAAGGTATTTATCCTCTAAAACCCCGTCTATAGCGTCAATTAGATATCGATCGACTTCAAAATCAAGTATTTTAAAATCAAAACCACTGTTTTTTATATTTAAAATAATATCATTAGCATAACCTGGTTTTACATAACACAAGGGTAACGCACTTACAAATCCTGTTTCTACAAAGCTAGCTTCTTGTATGCTTCTCATCCATAGCGGAAGATATGTTCGATCTCGATCTGCTGATCGAATATTTGAATTACCTTCAGCTACGGTTATATCTTTTAACCTTTTTCTCATATTTTTAATGCTGTTTGGAAATATTCTTTGATGATCACTGTCGCTGATAAACGGAATATCGCTGTCAATCGTAATGCTAGTACTATTAACTAGTACTTTACTGTTGATGACATTTGGTAAATTAACGGTAGTTGAAATACTAGTTTCATTTTTTTGTAAATTATCTATAATATCGACATACACTACTTCGTATATTACCTGTTGTGTGATCGGATCTTTAGCAACAGCTGATCGAACTTTACCAAATCGTAATCTTTTTCGATAATGATTTCGACTCATAGCTTGTACATATTTTTCAGCTTCTAAACTCTCAATGCCTGCGTACAAGAGCATTTTGATTTCATTTTGTACTCCAAACGCAGGATCGCCGTATCGATATATTTTAACAGGATCAAAAACAGAACCGTCTGAAATAAAACCATACCAGGTATTTCTCTTTGATTTCTTTTGGAAGGCTTTCACAAACAAATTAGCATAGATACTGTCGGCTTCAGAAGCAATTTCAATTTGGAATGTTTTAGAACTTTCTGCATAATTAAATACGTCTTTGGCTCGGATTACAAATGTGTATTTCTTATCAAAGGTAGTAGTGCCGGCATCGTAAGTATAACTATAATCTTTACCAATAGTTGCGATAGATGCTGTCTTTAATATTTCTGGTCCAACTACATTATCAGTAATTTCGTCACCAACAACAAATGTAGGGGCTGATTGACCGGGCAACGATTTATAATATATTTTATTAGAATCAACTTTAATAATAATTGCTGAACTAGAATCAGTTCCGGTAATTATATCTCCCTCTTCAAATGTACCTGTTACATTATCAACGGTTATATATTTGTTATAAAATCTAGATAGGCCTGCGATTGAATTAGATCCAAACTGATTAACCTTGCCAATAATTTCTCCGGAAGGAAGTAATCTAAGCCCTGGAGGCAATGTGCCGGATTCTAAACCAAATAATACTGTACCGCCTCGCAATTTTGAGATAGCTTCAATAAATAGTTGGCTGTTTTTGTTAGGTGTAATTGATCCAAGTTTAGCATCGGAAATCCAAGCAATACCACTTTCAATCTCTCCAAGAATTTTTATACTAAATGTTCTTGGGGTAGATGCTCTTGCTTGATTATCAAGATTGTTTGCTATAGCGGTTACTGTAAATTTATATTCTTTGGTAATTCTTGGTTGGTAAGGAATACTTCCCACCATCTCTCCAACAATGGTATCGATTTCCAAACCTGGCGGCACTTCACTTGGGCCACCAATAATAATTTCAGTTCCAATACTAAATCGTTGTGTTGCCATGGGATCAATATGTAATCTATATCTGTTAGTTCCTATATTTTCAACTAATGTAATAGTATATGTTCCCAAGGTACTGTCGATATAATTAAACAGATCAGCAATGGCTAACTTTTGTGTTCTTCGTGGAATCGAATATTCGCCTTTAATATTAGGGGTTATTTCAATATCGATGTATTCATCTTGATCTACAACTCTATCAATGATAACACCATTCATTTCTGGATTTACTGTTTCTAATCTGTAAGAAATAGTTCCAGGCAGTGTTGGGGGATCATATACTTCTAAGAATAAAGTTACGTAGTTATTAGCTCGTTTAGATCCTAGGTCAGCCTCTGTGATCCAAATTGGGTTTCGAATGTTAGTATTGTCTGCACGGAAAATACCTGTGCCCACTTGCATGATTGTATTATCTGCTTTTAAATAGTCCTCATTGACAATGTATATTTGAAAGCTTCGTCTAGTTTCATTTAGCCCGTCGCTGATCGCTACGACAAACTGGTAATACCGTGATTGTCTTCTAGGGAAATTACTGATATCAAAATAGTCAAAAGACTGCTCATCGAATGTAAAACTGTCGTAACCATTGATTGGTCGTGTGCCTAGGTCGTATGGTGCAGAATCAAAAAGTTGCTCGTCAAAGTTTCCGCTGAAAATTCCATACTCGATAGCAAATATTGGATCGGTAAATCCGCTAATTCTTCCGTCACTGGATAATGACAATCCTGGAGGAAGCTCGCCACCGTTAAATGGAATATAATATTCTAATTCGTCACCTGCAGGAATATCTGGGTCTATTGCTTCAAGTCTAAAATCAACCTTATCGTTGTCTAACACAAAAAATGTTGAGTTGGGACCTACTGGTAAAATGCCTTCTCTAGTGATCCATATTGGAGCATCGGCACCTTCTACCGTAATTGAAAATGTTCTATCTTTTTTATCTTCGTTGTCTTGAGCACGGATAACAAATCTTGAAGTTTTGGTATTTCTAACTTCAAACGCCGTTCCTTTTATTTTTCCGTTTTCTAATCGTAAGCCGGCAGGTAATGATCCTGCCTGGAGACTGTATGTAACAGTTCCAGACGTCGATGTTGCTACAAGATTTATTTCTTGTCTTGTTCTTTCTTGAATAGTCCCAAGGCTACCTGATAACGTTGTCCAATTTATAGACATTGGTATTTCCTATTAAACCCATGTTGTAGAGGCGTCGGATCTAGTCCAGATGCTGCTAAGACCATTAGTGTAATCAGCAAAGCAGACATAAATGTGTGTGGCAGTGGCAAACACCATGCCTTTTTTATCTCCAGGAGTGCCCGACGGAGTTGATGGAATTTCAAATCTATATGACGGAACAGCAGTTTCGGGATTATAAAAAATCACAGTAGTTCCGTCTAATGCCTCGGACGCTGTAAATGTAGTTGTGGTTGTTACTGTGTTTGTACCTAAGTTGATAGAATCGACAGTTAATAATGCGGTGGCTGGTAACTTAAATGTAGCTCCTGCTCTAATTCCTAACGCATCATTTACTACGAATGAGCTAATACTTGACCCAATAATATCACCGTCTAATGTTGCGCTGATCGATGAATTTGTCTGTATAGAACCTTTTAATGTAATGTTTGAACCAGACGCAGAAATTGCCTGTGTGCTTGCCGATCCGAGTAACACCGACCCATTAACATAGGCATTGTTAAATTTATAAACACCCGATCCTAAATTTATGTTGGCGTTGGTAAATGGAACTACGTTATCTTTTATGGTTCCATTTAAATTAATAGAACCAGTTTCACCACTTACTAACAATGTTGAGTTATCAGCAATCACGTCGCCTCTCAACTCTCCAACAATGTTAGCAGGTAAAGTAGGAACATCGCCGCTGGTGGTGTCTAAAAATATTTGTCCAGAACCGTTTAATAACTGTCCAGAAAACGTACCTTCAACCGCACCTGATAAATCACCAGATACATTACCAGTTAAATTTCCTGTAAATGTTTTAGTTGAGGCATTTACTAGTGTAGTTGAGTCTGTGGCAATCACATTACCGGTTACGTCACCAGTTAAACTGCCAATATGTGTACCCCTTAATACTCCATCAGTACCATCAACTAACATCGTACTATCGTCGGCATATACTGATCCTTCGACGGAGCCGTCTAGATGCCCAGATAATTCTGTCGCATTAATTGTAGTAGCAGTTAGATTATTAATCCATGCTCCGTTCCACTTTTTAGTTGAAGAACCAAGATTATAAGTGTCTGTGGTGTTTGGTATAATATTTGAATTTACTTCACCGCCAAATACAACGTTGTCTGTGTCATCATTACCAAGGTTGATATTTCCAGTAGCGGTTACTGTACCAGTGATGTTGATATTACCGGTGCCAATGATATCATGGCCATTAAGAGTTAAGTTTCCCCCCAGAGTCAGCGCCTCTGAGCTAGCTGGTCCAACAAATACCCCGCCTGCTGTGGTTCCGTCACCTACAAAAATCTGTTTTGTATCAGTGGTATAAATTAATTCGCCCGAGGCAGGTGTGATAGTTAATCTTTCTGCATCGGTACCTTTTCTTATCTTTAATGCCATTCGAGTTCTCCGTTATATGGTTCCTAGATCTAATTCAATCTCGCTCGGAGATGTTATAGTTCCAAAGTCGTAATCTCCGACTGTAAATAAAAATTCTATTACGTTGGCATATGTTCCCTGAACAATCTTGCCAAATTCAAATTCAAAAACTGCTGTGTTGATGGGCCTAACATCTATATCATAAACATTTCCAATAAAATTGTTAGCAGTAACAGTACCGTTAATATCAATGTCACCAGTACCAAAAATATCATTATTGTTTAAATCTAAGTCAGTGGTTAAATCCGAACTTATCAAAGTAGCGCCGATTGTAATAGTCTGTCCGGACTTTGATATCTCAATGTTAGAACCAGCCGCTAGCGAAAATGAACCAGTTGGCGATATAGCAGCAACAGGACCGTTAGGCGTACCTACAGATGTAAAAACATTTCTTAACGGTGATCTAATTTTAACAGTGTTAGTAGCGGTATCATCAAGTACAACAATAGTATCATCACCTGGTGCAATTTTCTTTAGTTCTAAAAGTTCGTTGGTTTTTTGTTTAAAAATACCAACACCTAAAGAACCAATATTTGAACCGGTGACTGAAAGCTCGCTGGTCAACGTATCGAAATTAGCATTTACTTTTTCAAAGGCCGTGCGTAGATCATCGCCTAGGCCATCATTTACTACATTTCCAAGATTAATCGTTTGTATTGTCATTTTTTACTCTATATGCTATATTTACCAAGTTTTGGATTATAATCTTCCTACAGCAACTTCAATAATTCCAATTTCTTCAGAATCATAGTTTTCCAAAGCTTTTCCAATTACAGAACCTACACCAGTCTTGCCGTTTTTAGCAGCAACAGCTACTCCGTGCATTGTTCCGGTAATCATTAAATCACCTTTATTAATTTTACCCATTACTTGACAAGGCACACGACCTTGTAAAGCAAGAGCGATTCTTGTTCCAGGGCACTCTGAATTCATTAAGTAGGCTGGATTTTCAGATACAACACCTGCTACTCGAGTATCGCCCTTGACATTAGTAGTAGTTACATCAGCATCGCCACCAAACACTACCACAGTTCCGGGTTGATAATCGTGATCTGATGTATAGTACTCAGCCAAGTCAGCCCATGTAGCCTGCATTCTAGAACCAGCACCTAAACTCCACTGTCCTACAATATTTCCAGCGTTAGCTGAGTCGCCTGTACTTAGAGTACCACCGCTACCCAGATTTACTACACCACCAGCAGCACTGCCTACATTGTCTTTGAATCTATGTTCTGTGGCATAATATTCTGTATAGTTCTTTAATGTATTTCCAGAGCCGCCCACTGATGAATTTAATCTAATTCCGATACCACCGTTGCCGTCATACAACATGGTGTAGAAATCGCCCGACAATGCTACATCGGGCAATCGTTCAATTACTTTTTGTGTGGTAGTGGCACTGGTTAATCGTAATGTTGCGGCTGTTACATCACCAGTAAGCCCAAGAGCACTAGCATTAATAGTACCAGCAGAGAAGCCCCCGTCGATATTGTCTCTTTGTATTATGAATCCGTTGTTATTAGAATTACTATAATTAATAGTTG